AGTAATAAATGAACCCCGGTATCGTGATGATGCCGGGGTTAAATATCTGGCTTAAGGCCTCCAAGTAACAGCAGTTTAAGTTTTTGTGACCTTTGATGGCATATAACCCGATGAATAATACAATTCGCAACACATCAGGAAGAGGGTTGCATTAGAAATCAAAAAAGATTCATTTGACATTGTTTACAGGATCTGACCACTCTTTCCTTGATGACATCCTCATCAGAAATTTGTCCAGAAATCAATGGTGAGTAGGGATCATGTTCTGCGTGTAACCTTTCAACAGTTTTTGAACTATAATTCGCATAGCAATAACGACACCCATTTTTACAGGTATTATACATTCCTATATCTATGCTGGCCATACAGCCGCACTCTTCTCGCTGATTTTTATCTTTATCAAGATCCAGTTTGCAGCCTAATAACTTTTCAAACAAATTGCAATCAATGCAATGACCATGAGCGATTCCGTACTGCTCTAAATTGATCTTTTCAGCACATGATTCTATTGTAATGTGATATTTCTCGGCTATTTCCACCATTCTTTGTGCTATTTCTATCATTTCCTTGGTTCCAATGGGCAGAAGTCCAACACCATTCATATTGGTCTGGGTATTACGATACATGTCCACAAAGCTTATAACACATTTGGATGTATATCCTGTTAATCGTTTTGCTATTTGTTCAAAATAAGCAACATGATAATCAATCGAGTACTTTTCTGTTAGTAGTATAGGATCGTATCGCCAGATTACCCTATCTGACCCTATTTTGCTTGACAACTCTCGGAACGCAGGAATGATTATATCATTTTTATTTGGCACGTGCCTTTCTATATCTTGGGCATATGAATTTACCGTAAATTGGAAATAGTACATATACTCATTCAATAAATGCAATTTATCCAGCATTGGTGTCGGGTTTTTTGTCCAAAAAACGATACCATCCACAACATCAGGGGACAATGAAATTTTACTGACCTGATGAATGTTCATTGGGTTTCTAACATACACATACCCATCTTTAATTCGATTAAAAAACCAATCTGAATAATAAGATGGTATATCAGTCCGACGGCTTGCGCTTATTATCATTATATCACCTCCAATAATAACTGCACTGTTTTTTTACAGCGACTATCTGCGTGGTACCGGAGTTGTATATCTCGAGGAATCGGAAATATACTTTGGGTCACAGCGTGCGGGGTCCCCACTTTTTGGGCATCGTATAAATCACCTGTATCAAAATACTTGTAAGTACACCGAATAACTGACAATTTATACGCCTCTATTTTTTGTTTAAACCGAACAAAGTAGTTTCGTCCTCGTCGATTGCTATTAACATCGTTAATGATGAGTAATAGTTTCTGTCCCTTCTTTTTCTTCTGAACTATGTTTTTTACGAGATCATCCAAAAAGGAATCTATAATCCCAATTTGTCTAGTGTTAAATAGATATGAGATAAGATAACTGATCACAATAACATTTGTATCACCTACAGCATGCTGGTTAAAACACTTAAAAACATCATCATAGCGCACTTTATATGCCATGCTATTCTCTGAACAATATTTTGCGGCACGATTATTGATGGGTCTCCATAGTTCGTTTACATCTACCCCGATATATGATACAGGTGCAGTAAAATGATGAGTACTATAAAAATGCTCAAACGCCATAAGGTCAGCATTACCTCCACAACCGAGGGAGAGAATATGAAAATATGGATAGTCCTTCAGATAATTGTACTCTTCTTCGAAGGCGCAGTGCAACTCAGTTGCGTATAAGTATGAATACTGGCACACATAATGATAAAGCATCTTAGGACAGTCATACAATGTTTTTGGGTCAGCTCCGGCTCTTTCCGGAAAATGAATTTGATACAGGCAGTTATAACAACTGTTACTGCAGGATCCCGACGGGTGATTACAGGTGCCACAGCCACATTTGTCGCCGAAGGTAACAAATTTTTTGTCGCAAAAACTCACAAGATCATCTAGTAACATTTTATCTCTCCTATCACAACTTATGCTATATAATTTCTTTGTGTTTAGGGATATATCTTACCTGATGTTTGGGCGGCCTTTTTATACTATACCCAAAATCAGGATTACTTTTCAGGTTGAAGAAGCCCCTTCGCAAACGACTCTTTGGTAAAGGAGGTAGAAATACCATTATCAAAAGTAATGTTCACTGTTGTATCTGTTTCGCTTTTAACAATACCAGGGCCAAATTTTGCGTTAATATGAAAGACTCGCTGTCCTACATAGTGTTTCTCTGAAGCCTCGGAAATGTTTGTCTTTGATGTTGCATGTGGGGTAATATCTATTTTTGGTTGTAAACGTACAGAAGGTACACTGGCGGAGGTTGCCTTCTTACTTCCGGTATTTTTCAGTGCCTTCCTTAATTCTTTCACAGACATTGTTTCTCCGCCGGGGATTCTATGGATCATTGCATGGCAATTAGGGCATACAGGTATCAGGTCTTGCTTATAATCCACAACATAATCTCTTTTGATGGTGTGTAATGGACGAAGATGATGAATATGGATAAAGCCCTCTCCTAAAGCTCCATATTTATCTCCAAAGTTCAAACCGCAGACAATGCAACTAGTTCCGTGGTGTTCAATACACTTTCTGCGGGCAATGGAACTGCGCTCGTATCTATCCACCTTTACGCTTCGGATATGTCCCTCGTGGTACTGTTCCTGCTCGTTAACATCAGTAAAGAATCCATCTGAATAGTAATCGTTGAATTGGCTGTCAATATACGCATGCAAATCAGGGGACACTTTCACCGGCCCTTGTGGCGCTGCGCTTAAACCATTAGCGACGGGGCTCTCTAAGCTCAAACGGTTAGTATCAACCTGATCCAAAAGTTTAAGACGTGCATATAAACCTACCTTGGATTTTTCATACTCATCGTGGTCTATCCAGAACTGCGCGTCATCAATACACTCCGAAAAAGGCACTGAGTGTTTTGTTACCTCGCACTTATACATTACGCGCTTAAAAGGCCTTGTGCAGTAGATATAAACAATATCACCCACACTGTATTTGGCGCGCTGCCGCCAGTCAATGAACCCATTAGTGGCAAAAGAGCTAGCGTGGTCATACATATTTCCATTGGCTGATATCATCCATATCATACGTTTTCTCCTGTTCGTGTTTAATTATCAAACAAATCTCTCATAATAGCATCCAAATCTGTTACGCCAGAGTTTACTTCCGGTACCAGAAAACGTTTTACACCATCAGAACAAATCTGTTCTATCCCGGAGATAAAGAGCGATTTAACATCTTGATTGCCGCCAAAGTAAGTATCAAGGTTACCAGCGTGTGCCACCCATCTGCCGGTGGCGCTTTTCTTTTTACCCCAAATATGAATACCGTTGATCAGATCTCTGTAAGGGATAAGGGTATCGATAGCTGCTTGATACTTTTCCGCTTTGAACTTTAGCGTATCAATTCCTTCGGCAGTAAGCAGTTGCGGGAAATCCAAAACCACACCTAGTTTCAGACCGCGCTGGTGTATAATCTCGCAGAGAGTTGCGATTTCTTTCGCTTTTCCTACGAGGAATTTGCCTCCGTGATACACAGCACCGGATCTGTTTTCGATAACAATAGTAGTATTTGGATATGCTGCATGGATTTTTTGCTCAAAAATGAGATATCGTTCAGAAAACCCATCTAAAGAGCAATAATCATTAAATGGCGGATGGATCTCTATGATCTCAGGAGGATTGTGCCCCTTTGTCAGCCCAATAATGAATGCCGCAAATGCTTCGGCCCACTCGTTTGATTTCCAAAGCTGTGGAACACCATCTTTATTTGCTTCGCGAAGGATTGGAAAGGCCGCTATATGCCCTGAATCAAATTTTCTTTTCCCGTAACTGTATTCAGTATGAAGGGAATACTTTTCTGTTGCTTCGATAGTGTCCTTGTCCAGGTGACCAGCTACCTCATGGATTTGCGCTGAAAGCCCTTCGGGATATGGAACGCCATTATATTCTATAAAAATAAAGCTTCCCTTTGATAGCATATAGCCTTACTCCTTGTTATACTTCTAAGATTCCAATTTCCTTCAAATATCCATATATTCCGTCATACCACTCACGTTTCCGGGTCTGATCGTCGTCGCTGCCTGCTGGCACAAAGATGGCCATGCCCTGACGTGCGCGGGTGAGCAGTACGCGATAGGCGTTCTTCAAATACAAGCGACGTTCCTCTGAGCTAACATTGGTCCAACGGTTACCGACAAAATTGTTATAGATCCATTCGCCGTCTACATAACGGTAGTCGGCATCCCATGCAACAACGGAATAGTCCAGCTCCAATCCCTGGATATCAAACTCCGTCACCACGTCCTCCAGCATATAACTGGAGCGGACATCGTCTTTGCCGTTCAGGAACCAGTTAGCTACCGAAATCTCATTTTTTACAAAGATGCCTTCCGGTTTCAGACGCAACGCGCCGCTGCTAGCGAGTAAACCATAACGAGTGGTGCCCTGGCAGTGATCGCGCACCCAGTCTTTTGCTTTGTTCAAATCGCGGGTAATTACGATCGGATATTTATCTTTTATGCGCTGATACAGCGCTTTCGCTTCGGTGGTATCTGCATCCAGGAGCGCCTTTACAAACGCTGCTAAATCCGGTGTTCTGAAAGATCGCACCGATGTTGCCAAATGGAGCTTGTCTCGCTCGAAAGCGCGAAGCCCCTCTAACATGCTGTTCCAGCTTCTGCCGCGACGGTACTCATCGTCGTTGAGCTGAGGTGTGATATACACATCCCAATCCGGAAACGCACGACGCAAAGAATCAAACCATTCAGGCAAACCGGCCTCGCCAGTATTGATCTCCTGACCGCCACCTACAAGGCAAATGACAACCGCCCAATCCTGATGGCGATCCATGGTGCTGATCAAAAATTCCGGCTCGCTATACGGGAAGGGGGAAACGCCCTTCTTGGTAGCCATGAACTTTTCGATCATATCCTGCGTCCACGCACGCTGCGCCTCATCGAAGATGGCAACGCGCTCCGGCGGGATGTTATTGTTACCGACGAAAGAATCGCGGTACTTATGAATGATTTGGATAAACGCAGATGTGCTGCGGAGTGCATCTGTTTTAGAAACACGGTTACCGCGCTGCTTTTCCTGTTCCACTTTATCACGAGCCAACGCTTCCTGCAGCACCGTCACCAACGGGAAGTTACCGGACAGGAACACTGCATGTTCGCCCTGTTGCGCATCGGAACGTTGGATAGCAATATTCAACCCGACCAACGTTTTACCTGCGCCGGGCACACCGGTCACGAAGCAAATAGACTTTCTGCCGTTTGCTTTGCTGTGTTCGATGATGCGGTTAATCTCATCGGTAGTAACAGTCAGGTTTTCTGCGCCTGCATCACTGCGGGTAATGTCATGAACATTGTGTCCACGATACAACGCCTGCGCTGCTTCTACGATCGTGGGCGTAGGAAGATACTCAGAATTCTCCCATGTCGCGTAGTCAAAAGCTGGCTCCTGATACTGCCGAGCAATATGATCAATCGCAATGCCCAAATTCTGCGCATTACAACGAATGGGCTCCACAATGCGGTCACGCACCGTCAGAACATTCTGATAACGCGGAGCTTTCGTGGATACCATGATTGGTACCAACATTTTATCGTGGCTTTCCTTCTGGAAGTTGCGCAGATCCAGAGCATAGTCATATACCTGGTCATATGTAGATTGGCGGTATTCCGTATCGCCGCACTTGAACTCCAGGAGGAAAACAATGTTTTTGTAAAGCACCACTGAGTCTACACGTTTACCCATTCTGGGAATGGTGTATTCGAAAATGATCCTACCGTCTGAAAAAGAGCGCAGCTGATCCTTGAGAATCTGCACCTCAGACTCCCAAGTATTGCTCTGTTGGATCGTCGTTTCTGCTGAAATATCGTTGGAGTGGATGATACCTATTATTTCTCTGCTCGACTGCCGCAAGAACTCAGCAATCGACGCAGAGTAGTAGGATCTCAAATTACGCATAGTGGTTACCTCTTTATATCAATTATCTTCCACATCGGGGACATAGGTCATAATATCGCCGTAATCACATCCCAGAACTTTGCAGATCTTTCCAAGAATCGCGAGAGTAACCGGCTCATCCCGGCGCAGTTTTGTCATTGTATTGGGAGCAACATCTGCTGCCTTTCGCAGATCAGCCTTGCTCATCTTCTTATCGACCAAAAGCTTCCACAGCTTGTTATATGAAACGGCCATAAAGCACCTCCATATTTTGTATAAGAATATTATATCACAGGAATTCCGCATTTACAATATACTTTCGCAAAGTTGTGCGATTGTCAATCAAAGATAGGAAATCAATAGCTTTCAACTCTTTGTTCTCAACAGTTGTACCTAGCGGTGTTCCCGAGAACTGTTCCGAGCCAGGTACAACTGCTGTTCTTGGCCGAAATCTATGGGTACAGACCATCGGGAACACAGGAACACTAGTATTATCAAGGCTTTATGGCACTTGTTCCTATGTTCCTAAAAAACAAGTAATAAAATAAAAAGATAAGAAATAGGCAGTAGTTTCAACCCTATATACGCATTTGCGCGTATATAGGGATTTTTTGTTTCTCGGAACAAACTTTTTTCGCGGTGAGGGGGTTAACTTTTGCTTTTTTCGTGGCCTACCTTTAGGAGGTGGTGTGTATGGCAAACAGAAAAACGGATAAAGGAGGTGGATCGTAACCAGCAACACGGCTCCCCTAGGGGGGATCAAATCTCTACGACCTTTCGCCTGTGCAACGGGCGTGGGGTATCACGCACAAAATCGCAATTTCAAACGGGGTAATAGCCCCAATCAAAATCAATGGAGGAATTTATATGAAATTCAGACTGTTTTACAACAAGAAACCCAAGCTGTCCGTCAGCGACATCGACACCTTTTCCGGCAAAGAGTATGTTTGCCACTTCCTGCTTCAGACCATGAGCGGTAAACCTGTCACCATCTCCCAGAGCGCCGATCCCGATCTTGGTATCTGGAGAGTGCAGCACGGTTTCTCCTGCATCTACTTCGGTACCTATGCCGAGGCTATGGATTACTGCCGTGAGCGCTTTTGCGATCTGTCCGGCAAGCGACTGAAAAAGAGAGGCCGCAAGTGATGTTCCGAATGACACGATACCTGGATAAACATCTGCATGGCCATATCGATTTCGGGACCTTTCACCTTCTGACCGTTATTCCAAGACCGGGCAAGGATGCCGTGGCGCTACTGGTTCCTAGTGACGAGCGAAAGGACAAGCACTTCAACCTGCAATGCGGTACCACATCGCTTTGGTATAGCTCTCTGGACAATATGCTCACAGCCGCCAGAGAGTATTACGGCATTTCTGGCTACCAGGCTTGGGGCTGTCGCCGCAGATACGCCGCGCTGCAAAGGAGGAACACCCGATGAGCAAATATTATCCTTTGGTCGATGCCGATAGCAGCGGCTTTAATAAGATCCCTATGTTCCCGGCAAGTCGTATCGCAGATGCACTGAGCAAGTGTAATTTTGCGCTGACTGAAATAGCGCCACATCGATATACCTTGCTGGCCATGAAACCACTGGAAGGCGATCCCGACCAGTACCACATCCATTGCCCTATGTGCGGTAAGGCGATGGCACAAATCGTTCCGTACAAATCTGATCATCTCCTGGGCGAATATGCCTGCGAGAACTGCAACTAACAAATTGGAGGAAAGAAAATGTATCACATCAATTCAACCGAATACGAAAGAAGCTTCTGGGATGTCATGAAGCGTAAGAATCCCACCTACAACGGTCTGTCCCAGGGCAGACACAGTATGACCAACAGTTATGCTCTGCCTACTGCCCAAAGCAAGCAGTTTATGGCGGCCATGAGAAACGAGAATGCATTCCGCTCTCTGGCTACCATCGTAAACGCTCCCGGCAGCGACCGTACCATCTTCACCTGCGATGCCGAGGATATCGCCACTTGGCTTGGCGATGGTTCCCTGGATACTTACTACGATGGTGTGGACGATTTTAAGAGACTGCCGATCCGGGTACATCGTCTTGGCACGATCGTCCGCATCCACGAGGACTTCCTTAGGGACACCGGGTTTAACATCCAGCGATACCTGGTCGACTCCTTTGCCAAACGCATGGGCCACACCGAAGAGGAAGCATTTGTTAATGGCGATGGAAAGAAAACTCCTACGGGTATCCTTGCCTCAGAAGGTGGCGCGGAGGTCGGTGTAACCACTACAGCCATCACCTATGACGATGTCATCAGCCTGTACTTCTCTGTGAAAAAGGAATACCGCAAGAACGGCGTCTGGATGATGAACGACGAAACCGCCCTGGCACTCCGCACCCTCAAGGATGCCGATGGCAACTATATCTGGAACCACACCAACGATACAATTCTGAGCAGACCGGTGGTAATCTGCAACGCCATGCCGAATGCAGATGCCGGAGCGAAGCCTATCGCTTTTGGTGACTTCAGCTACTACTGGATCGATCAGCGTGTGCGCTTCACAGCTAGGATCATGGAGGAACTGTATATGCTCCACCAGCAGGTCGGTTATCTGGGCTATGAACATCTGGATGGAAAGCTGATCCGTCCCGAAGCGATCAAGGTCATTCAGATTACCGAATAACGCCTGTGCCGGGAGGGTGAGCCTGTCTTGCTCTCCCGGCTTTTTTGAAAGGAGTCACCAATGAAATTACAGGATATTAATGCCATAAACAATATGCGGCTGAAAGGATACAGCATCGCGACCATCTCTAAAGTGCTGGGTATGCCATATAACACCGTTAAATCACATATACGCCGCAATCCAGATATACCGGGAGCAAGCGTATGTCTGCAATGCGGAAAACCCGTTAAACAACCCAGAGGACGCAAAGAGAAAAAGTTCTGCTCGGATCGATGTCGCATGGCCTACTGGAACAGTAACCAGGATAAGGTCAAAAAGCAGACCTACTACACCTTGATCTGCCAGCATTGCGGAAAGGAGTTTACTGCTTATGGAAACAAGAATCGTAAGTTCTGCTGCCGTGCCTGCTACCTCGATTCCAGAAAGTGCGGATAAGGAGTTCCATACCCGGTTGATGCGCTATCGTCTGGTGATCTCCCTGGTGGACAGCATGGTTGCGAGAGGCTTTATTTCAGCGGATGAGGCAGCCATATTACACACAAAGGCAGCGGAGATCCACGGCCTATCTTTGGGTAGTATATTTCTCTGATATCCCTTGCTATATATCCTCTTTAGAGGGAACATACAGTACACCCATATTGATACAAAGGAGGTGTTCTGTATGAAACGAACCGTAAAACAGGTGCGGTTTCCGGCTGCGAATATTCCAACGCTGACTCGTGTAGCAGCATATGCCAGAGTGTCCAGCGGTAAAGATGCTATGCTGCATTCACTTTCGGCCCAGGTCAGCTATTACAGCAATCTGATCCAGAACCATAAGGGATGGCAGTATGTTGGGGTATACGCAGATGAAGCCTTGACGGGTACTAAAGACAACCGTGAGAAGTTTCAGCAGATGCTATCGGACTGCCGCGCCGGAAAGATCGATATGGTCATAACCAAGTCCATATCTAGGTTCGCGCGCAATACAATTACATTGTTGGAAAGTGTTCGTGAACTCAAGGCACTCGGTGTTGATGTTTTCTTTGAAGAGCAGAACATCCACACCATGAGCGCGGATGGTGAACTGATGATAACGATCCTTGCTTCCTACGCACAGGAAGAAAGCCTTTCGGCCAGCGAGAACATGAAGTGGCGTATCCGAAAGGGTTTTGAACGCGGCGAAATGATAAACCTGCGGTTCCTTTACGGCTACTCTATCAAAAAGGGAGTCGTGACTGTCAACCCCGCCCAGGCAAGGATCGTCCAGGAGATTTTCCATCGCTTCAACGATGGTGAAAGCATGGGCAGCATTGCGGCTGACCTCAATGCCAGAAACCTAAAAGGGACACGCGGCGGTGAATGGTGCCAGCAGCGCATTCACGATGTGGTGACCAATGAGAAATACCTGGGCAACGCGCTTCTCCAGAAAACCTTTGTGAATAACCACCTGGAAAAGAAGCAGGTCAAGAATCGCGGTGAGCTTCCGCAGTATTACGCCGAGGGAACTCACGACGCGATCATCGACCCAGAAACCTTCGCAAAGGCCCAGGAGCGCATTGAGGTTTTAAGGCTGGCAGCTGAGGAAAGACCAAAGCCTACCCGGTCGGCTTTCACCGGCAAGATCCGCTGCGTGAAATGCGGAAAGAACTACAAACGCGGAAGGCACGGCGACAGAGTCTTTTGGAACTGCTCGACCTACCTTTCCAAGGGAGCAAAGGCTTGCCGGTGTTCGCAGATCCCGGAGCCGCTCCTTTACAGCATAACGGCAGAAGCCTTAGGGCTTGAGGAGTTTGACCCGGATGCCTTTGAGAGCAAAATAACGGTTATTGAAGCCCGCGATGACAACACCCTAGTGTTCTGTTTCACCGACGGAACTCAAACCGTTAAACGATGGCAGCACCGCTCCAGGGCAGAAAGCTGGACCCCGGAGATGCGTGAATCAGCAAGACAAAAAGCCAAACAGCAAGTACTGCCAGATCGAGGATGGCACGGATATTTCCAAAAGACAGAGAAATGAGAGGAAACAGATTATGGCACAAGTAGCAAGAGCAATTACAGTAATTCCGGCAACTATTAACCCCGTAACACGAATGGCAAACACCTCCATGGCTAAGCGCCGGGTGGCAGGTTACGCCAGAGTATCCACGGATAGTGAAGAGCAACTTACCAGTTACGAGGCGCAGGTTGACTACTACACCAGATACATTCAAGGCAGATCCGACTGGCAGTTTGTTGAGGTCTATACAGACGAAGGCATCTCCGCTACCAACACCAAGAAGCGCGATGGCTTCAATCGGATGGTCGGAGATGCCTTGGAAGGAAAGATCGATCTAATTGTTACCAAGTCGGTAAGTCGCTTCGCGCGTAATACAGTGGACAGCCTTACAACGGTCCGCAAACTGAAAGAGGCTGGCGTTGAGGTGTATTTTGAAAAGGAGAATATCTGGACGCTGGATTCAAAGGGTGAGCTTCTGATCACCATCATGTCAAGTCTTGCCCAAGAGGAAAGCCGCTCCATTTCAGAGAATGTCACCTGGGGCCAGAGAAAACGATTTGCTGATGGTAAGATTAGCATTCCGTACGGACAGTTTCTCGGTTATCGTAAAGGTTCAGATGGATTGCCAGAGATCGTGCCGGGAGAAGCGGAGACGGTGCGTCGAATTTATCGACTGTTCATGCAAGGTAAAACACCTAACGCTATCGCCAAGTTACTTACCGCAGAAGGTGTACCCACACCCGGTGGAAAGAAGGTCTGGCAATTCACAACGGTGGAAAGTATCCTTGCCAACGAGAAGTACAAGGGTGCTGCGCTCCTGCAAAAGAAGTTTACGGTGGATTTTCTCCAGAAGAAGATGAAGGTCAATGAGGGTGAGGTTCCGCAGTACTATGTAGAGAACAGCCATCCACCAATCATCCAGCCGGATGAGTGGGATCGTGTACAAGCAGAGTTCCAGCGGCGAAAGTCCCAAGGAAAGAATCACAACTGCAACAGACTGTTTTCGGCGCAGATCGTCTGCGGCGATTGCGGTGAATACTATGGCTCCAAAGTGTGGCACTCCAACAGTAAGTACCGCCGCGTGATCTGGCAGTGTAATAGCAAGTTCAAAGGTGACCACAAATGCAGAACACCTCATCTTTACGACACGGATATCCAGCGGCTGTTTATGTCGGCAGTCAGCAAGCTTTTTGCGGACAGAAAAACGATCCTGGAAACTTGCCGCTTGCTGCAATCCACCTTGACTGACAACACCAGCATTGACGCGGAATGCGATGAATTGCTCCGTGAGATGGATGTAGTAGCTGGGCTGATCCGATCCTGCATAGAAGAAAACGCTGCTCAAGCATTTGACCAGGCCAGCTACCTAGAACGATACAACGGATATGTTGAGCGGTACGAGTTCCTCAAGGAACGATATGCAAAGCTGCAGGGTCAACGAGAGAGCCGAGATGCTGAAGCGCTTCGTATCGGCGGCTTCATGTTTGAACTGCGAGAGCTGGATGAACTACCCGTCACCTTCGATGAAAGACTGTGGCATGGACTGATAGATCATGTGACAGTCTACGATGATGAGCGACTGGTATTTCATTTCAAGGACGGAAGCGAGATCACTGAACAGCTATAACGAGAAAATCCCGGCATCCGCACAGACCATTCTGTGTAGATGCCGGGATTTTTGTCTTTATTCGCTTCTGATTTCTTGTTCCAGACGAAAGCCTACATGAAAACCTGCGATAAAAGCAAGTCGCTGATATTCAGCGCATATTCTGCAGACCAAGGAAAACACCGCGTCGTTATCCTTAATGGGTAGTCCCTCCATGTAGTCATTCAGATCCGCAAAGCCATCTTTGATTTCCTGGGTGTGGAACGGATTGCACTCGGCGTAATACCAGTGAATCATTTCCAGGATCGACTCCGCATCGCCATCACCGAAACCCGGTGGGTTGGCATAGATGTAGGCCTTTAGCTTTTTCATGAACTCATCCATAACATCACCTCCAAAGTGTGTGTGATGTTAACTCTGGTGAGCGATAAGTGCAAGTAGCTAAGTTTACCGAAATATCTCCCTGTGTTTTAGTGGTATTGGTGGAATAACGATAGCGGTAAAATAACGGATAAGCACATCTGGATCGGCAAGTAAGATATTGCCTTTGTCGCATTGGCAATGTTTCCAGGCTTAGTACAAATCACAGAAAAAGCAGAAATGGCTTAAAACAGCGCTGTTTCGGCCGTTTTCCATACAAAGAAAAAGATACTGCTGTTGACACGATTGTATCAACAGCAGTATCAGTTATGGTGGAGGTGAGGGGAGTTGAACCCCTGTCCGAAACCGCATTCGCAAGAGCATCTCCGGGTGCAGTTCATGTTTTGTTATTCCCTCCGCTGTACGCCCA